AGTTTGTCTAGGCATCTTACAAATATTAAATCTATTCTCATGGAAGTTCTTAATTAACTTCTTCTGAAAATGATAAGGTTTAAATGCTGTCAGACCTTCATCAAGACTTACAATCTTGACATATTTTTCAGCAAAATAAATTGGATCATTCCTACAAGCATAAAACTCAAGTATTTGTTCTTGACTAAATTCTTGAGCAACATTTGCTCTCTTCAAATTGGGATTACCCAAATAAATGTTGTCTGACATGATAACCTCCTACATCATTTCATACTTGCCAAACTTTTGGTCATGTTCTCTAGTCTTCATAGTCATATCTATAATCTTTTCCAAATCTTTAATTCTTTTTTTCAGATCTCTAGTATGTTGATCCTCCAATTTGGAGGAGTGGTTCTCCTTGTTCATGTTTTGAAACTTGGTAATTCCAGAGTTTTGCGCCAGGATACACTTTTACCACTTGATCCTGAACTTCTCTGCGTGATGGTTTTTTGATTGAAGGGAAAAACATTTTTATCATGTAGTTTTTACCTCTCCAAGACAAATAAACGTCAATTACATTTCCTACACCTGCTCTTAATTTTGTAGCTTCATGAAAGGAAATCATTATGACATTACATCATTTACTTTAATATTTAGTATTTTTAAGTATTGATAGATGTTCTTATTACTTTAAAGGTAGTAGAACTGGTAGATGCTGGTGTAACCAACAGTCTTACATTGTTGCTAGAAATATCACTATCAAAGCTTGCTAGACTATTTCCAGTCTTTACAATAGCAAACTCAGTGTTAAATGTAAGAGATCCATTATGCACAATAATAAATTCTGCAGTATGATAGTTACTTCCTTGAGTTACTTGTATTTGATATTTTACAGATCTAAAACTTGTTTTAGAAAATACATCCAATGCAACTTCAGATACACTAGTTGTGGTTAAACTAGCAACAGTTATGTTACTGAAATTTGCTTGACTTAATAATCTAGGCATTTGCAGTTTCCAAGATACTGAGGATTAATTTCAAACTATCATTTGCACTCCCTTGAATTTTGATAGAGTCACTGGTTTCTAAAACTAGTTTTCCATCCAAAGGAACATATGCGTCTGATGGTGGAACTGAAGCATCTTTAATAATTTCAGTAGTGGTTGAACTTCTCACATGAGTCATAGTAAATGTAGCTGCACTAGTAGTTACATTAGTTACATGAGCATACAACACAATAGCAGTGTATCCTGTAGGAGCAGTATAGGCAGTCTGATTAGAAGAAGTGACCTCTAATGTTTCTGTTTGAAATCTGTTAAGTGCGAGTGCCATATTAACTTAATGCTAGGATAAAGGGTGTCACTTCTGTGAATAGACTCTTACTAAATGATCTTCCACTAATTGTACCAGTTTCTTGGTTGATTTGTAAATCATCACCAATTCTAAAGTTACCAGCTTGATCTGTGCTTGTGTATATTACCTTTCCACCATCAGAAGTAACAACTTCATTTGCTTGAATTGTTACCCCACCACGTTTTGGTGTGGCAGTGGCAATAGTATTTCCAGATCCAACATACTCAAAGGTATGAGAACTAGCAATAATTTTACTTTGTTGGAAGAAAGATGCAGTTGAATTAACACCAACAGCATTAAGTAAATTAGTGCCAAGTGTTACTGTAGTAATTCCAGATACTACTGGTGTTGAACTATTTATTGCATAATAAATGGGAGACATACCAGCAGTTGCAGTAGCAGTATTGACTCCAACATTAGGAGCACTAATTGTTACATCAGGAGTTTCTGTATATTGACTTCCACTACTGATAATGGTAATAGATTTAACAGACTCGTCTTCTAAAGTTGCAAATGCTGTGGCAGTTTCTCCATTAGGACCAGAGGGAGCATCTAAGGTAACTGTAGGTGTTGAAGTATATCCTGTTCCACCAGAACCAACTGTTATAGTTTGCACCTGTTCAAATAAAGTATTGAAGAATACTTGCTGTCCATCATATGGTCTATCAATATCAATAGCTGCTGTTCCTCCAGAAACATAAGTATGTGATAGTGTTGATATTCCTAAGTTAACTTGGAATGTAGTTGATGTGGGAACTTCATCAACTTCAAATACAAATGGTTTTTTGTGTGGATAAGTTTTTTGACCAAAAGAACAACTAAAGACAATATTTGCTAAAGTTACTCCCATCCCCACTTGAAATCCATGAGCAGCGTTAGTAGTAATGGTTGCTTGTCCAGTTGTATGAGTGTAGGCTACACCAGTGATGGTGCGTGTGGGAGTGCTTATATCAAGGACTACTTTATCTTGGGAAACAGCAGCAGTGGATGTAACAATCCCTGTGAATTGAAGTGGACCTACACCTCTTGCAACTAATCCTTTTGTTCCAAAACTACAATTACTATTTGCTATATCTGCTTGTCCTCCAGAATCACATGTCACTGCTTCATCACAACATATTGTAAATAATGAAACTAACTGAGCAAATCCACCATTAGTAACAGCAACACCAACACCACCTTGATTAAATTGAGTGAATGCATCAACATTCATTGTTTTCAAAAGTCTTGCTTGCTTTCCATCAATTCTAATTCCAGTCCCTGTTGTAGTATCACTAGTGCAGTTCTGAACATATGGACCTTTCCACTTACCACCACCTACATTCTCTGCTATCTCTCCAGTGGGGAATCCAACTGCAGCAGCAGGTGCAATATGATTTTGGAAAGTCATATTAGCTAACTTGACACCCTTTCTAACTGAGAATATATCTTTCTCTAAAGTGCTACCTATTACATTCACAGATCTTTGATCATCTCCAACAACAGAAACATTAGCAGGAACTTCTATGGGATTAGTTTCAACATATGTTCCAGACATAACTTTAACAGTAGAACCTGATGTTGCTATGCCAACTGCTGCTTTGATTGTTAATTTAGCATTATCAATTGATGTTCCATTATTACTATCATCTCCATCTTTAGCAACATAAAAAACATTGGGAGCAGAGTTGATACCAGTAGCAGAGGCATTAATTGTTACATTATCACCAAGTACAACTTGTGAATTTGTAATAGTAACAAGACCAACATTAACTGTATTATTGTCACCATCAATAGTAACTGACCCTTCACCAACAGTAAGAATGCCAGTAACACGCGTGTTACCTTTAACTAAAAGAGTGGTGCCACCTGCAGCAACATTAGAAGTGCCTATTGTAGTGATACCTAATATAGTGGCATTTCTATTAATTTGTAAATCTTTTCTACCTGTAATAATACCAATAGAATCAACATTAGTTACATCTTCATAAGTGGTTATTCCACTTACTACAAGGTTATCTAATGTTAAATTTGTTCCTGTACAAAATTCTGCTAACTCATCAGGTGGTGTAGTATCTGCACCAGTAAGAGCTGTACTTGCTATGCCAACCCAATTATTACCATCATAAATTAATAATTTATTTTCTCCTGTGCTCTCAGTAAAATCTACATCACCAAGATCTTTTATAAATCCAGCACCACCTCCACCAATGGTGTATAACTGTTGCTCTACTCTGTTAACAAAGAGTCTGTAATTTGTTGCTAAATCTTGAAGTGTAGCAAACTTTTGATCTGTAGGAGTAAGAGGATCATCACCCTGTTTTACTGAAGGGTCATGAGATATAATTTCCTCACTTAATAATTGTTGCTTACTTTTTATGCTCTCAACAATTTCATAAAGTTCTCCTATATTGACATTTTGTTTATCTGACTTTTCATTTAACTTCTCAATATCTTCATCATAATATTTTACTTCTGGAAGATTAGAAATTTCTTCTTTTAATCCATCAAAGTAATTTTTAACTTCCTCACTAATCTCAATACTTTTATCATCTATCTTTTTCTCAATATTTTGTTTTGTTTCATTTAACTTACTTAGTACACTCTTCTTTAATTTTCTATCATCATCTTTAAATTGATTTCTATATTCATATATTCTAAGAGCAGTTTCTCTCAACTCCTCATATATTTTATCTTTAGTTTCTTGTAAATATTTTTTAGTTTCTTGTAAATTTTCTTTTGTTTCTTTAATCTCAACTTTCTTTTCAAAATCTTTAGTATCAAAGTTTTCAGTTAAGTTATCAATATCTTGATTAAATGTATCCTTAAGAGTTCTAAGATTGTCATTAACTTTTTCAAAATCATCATCTATGTTTCTAAAAGTTTTACCAATCCAAGAAAAATCAGGAACAATATCCTCTCTAACTTTTTGAATCTCCTGTCTTACAAGAATAAAATCATCTTCAACATTAGGAATACTTTCCTTAACTTGCTCTATATGATTAAGAAGTTCTTGTAATTCATTATCATATGATTTTATTTCAGGTATCTCAGGAATACTTTCTTTAAGGTCATTAACCAGACGTAATAATTCAGGCCAAGGAGGAACTACATCTTTTACTTCTGCAAAAGTTTCTCCATTAGCATCCTCTATGGTTTGTGTAGATTCCTCTATCTCCTCTTCTTTCTCTATATAACTTTCTACTGATGGTAAATCTTTTTCTTCTACAAGATCAGCAAGTGAAGGTAATTCTTGATCACTCTTTTCAAAGTCGTCAATAGATGGCAAATTTTTATTCTTGTCGTCAGACATGTTATGAGTATCTTAGTACTTTGGGATTTCTCTCCCTATGTTTTATTTATTATCTTCCAGATTGACAGATTTTAACATCTTTGCCAACTCAGCAGTGGAACCAACAAACAAGGAGTTATTAACTGTATTAGGACCTTTAGATTGTTTCTCCTCCTCCACATCTTTTAATTTCTTTTGCAAATCCATCAACTTATCAGTGGCATCAGAAACACTCTTAATTAATTGACCAGCAACTTCATATGCTCTAGGCATCTCACTGTCCTGTGCCAATTCAAGAATACCATCAATAGCTTCTTGACCCTTCTCTATTATACTATAAAGATTCCCTCTTGTATATTCATAGTCTCTTTCAATATCAGTTCTTTCATGCTTCTCAGGTTTAGTAATTCCAACTTCAGTTGCTTCTGTAGGGACTATATCTCCAGAAACATTAAATGCATCATTTAATTTATCAAATTTTTTAGTCATCATGTTGTCCCATCAAAACCAAAGTCGTCTCCAAATTCTATAGCAGCATTGTCTGTAGATGTGATGACTTTAACTTCTGCACCATTCACATGATCTGTGGCAGTAGTGTTGTCTTGACCTCTTCTAACTGTCAGTGCTGTTCCAGAAATAGATTCAACATACATTTCCTCCTGATCTATGTATATGTAATTGGTTGCTTCAATACCACTAGCACTAGTCACATTGATAACTGCAATACTCTCATCTATATTTTCACTTAGATTGGTGGTTACTGTGTCACCATATGATTTAGTTGCCCTTGGCACAACACTATAAGTGACCTCCCTAGTTGGAGTGGATGTTTTGCCACCAGCAACATAACCAACAGATGCCTTCTTGATGACATCCTTGGCAATATCTGTATTGACAGGACCAAACATATAAGTCTTAGCAGTGAATCTCATAGTATAGATGAGTGCTCTTCTGGTAGAAAAGTCACTTTCATAATCATCACTGGTGGTGATGGAATTTAAAACTATAGGGATATCTCTTTTTTCTCCAATAGTATCAACTAGATCTACTGAAACAGTATAGGCAGGTTGAAAGTATGGGAGTATCTGCTCTACTAT